TTAGCGGTATATGGGAACTTCTTCTTTCCGACCATTGGCATACTATTCTCCTTAGAATTGGAATTGGACTGCGGTTTCAGGGATAAACTCTACTGTTGCTATGTAGGTCACTGTCTGAGTTCCTGAGTTCTTTACACGAATCTCATCTCCCGCACTCAGCACTACCTCAGCATTGTTAAGCAGAACATAGTCACCAGCGCCTAAGTTTTTACCGCCAGTTACATAATATTCCGTGCTGGTTGAACTGTCATACCAGTAAACACTTGGGCTGTCTGTTCCAGTGATGCTAGCAACATACATAACCTGCCAAAGACCAGTATTCTTAGTAGGCACCGTCAACAGCGTTACTTTGGTGGAGTCAGTTCTGTTAGTAATAGCGGAAACTTTTCTACTCATCTTAACCTACTTTAAGAACTAAGCTGAGTAATAGAATTACGATGAAACCAGTAGTCCCAAGCAGGATCTGTTCTAATCTCTTTAGCCTAGCATTGATGCCTGCATAGCGTTCAGCGCAGACTGCTTCATGGGTATCAAGTTGTCCTTTAACTTGGTCTGTTGGTGACATCACTATCTCCACTTTGGTCCTTCCATCCAGGCTACCAGTGAGTGCCTGGTTCCTTTGGTTACGGGGTTTACCTTATGAACCACAAAGGAGGGAAACACTAAAACAGTTCCTTGTGTTCTTAGGTGCTCTTGTTTGGGGCTACCGAGATGTAACGGCTGCATCTCAAAGTCACCACCTTCATACTCTTCTGGGCTAGACAGTTGGCACACCAGAGATAACTTCCTGTGTACTTGTCTACCATCATCCCAGTTTACATCGTTATGCCAATTATAATAACCTTGGTCTTCTGCGTTGTACTCTGTAAACTGAATCTCGTTTAAGTGCCACAACTCAGATCCAAAGGCATTATGATTAGCAACATGAAACAGATTAGTTAGTTCATGGTACAGCCAACCAAGGTCTTTATTGTCTCTAGCGATCCACCTAACCTTACTTCTACGAACTTTGGTGTCTACGTTAGAGCCTTGGAAACCTACTATTGCATCCTGCGGTTCTATCTGTTTTGCCTGCTCTACTATGGTGCTACAAAGTTCTTTAGGATACCGCTGCTGCCACATCTGCCACATTGCATTCAAGGCAGAGTCCTTATAAAGTCCTGTGCCGCCTGCTCAGTCATCACATTACCTTCAGCGTCTTGCAGTTCTGCGCCAGCCGTGACTGCCTTCTTAAACTCTGCGTAGTCTGTGTTGGCGGGGTCGAAGGGGATGTTGGAATTGTCATTTAAGTTTACAATTCCACAAAACATATTTGAATATTGGTCTTTAATTTGTTTATACATTTTATAACTCGCTTGCGGCTTCCCAAGTAAATCGGGTGTAAGTATTTGCTGTTCCTGAAGTTACTGTAATAAAACCAACTTGTTTTGCTCCAATGTTTGTTGCTGATGCGCTGCGGTCTGTCCCGCCACTACCTACTTGCCCTGCCGTTGTAGACCCTTGCGCTCTTAAAGTAACTGTTGGCGCAGCCCTCATTGGAACTTGAAAAGGAAATCCGCTGCAATTTCCATCTCCCCAAGAAAGCAAATGAATAGCGTCAGAAGTTGATGTTGAAACTCCGGGTTGATTTCCAACATTAAAAGAGTTTTGATAATACCGTAAACAAAGTTGTAACTCACGCCCATAATCCCTGCGCTCAAACGGTGTAGCAACAGAGCCTACTTCGAACTGAACGCCTGTGATGTAGAAGGTTGCTCCGTTTGTGCCGACTACGGATGTTGCGCCTGTGGATGACCAAAATGTGGTGCTTCCCCAAGATCCAGCAGTTCCGCTTCTTGTTGAACCAGTACCTAAACTAAAACTAACATTAACTCCAATGCCATTAGTTACTAACCATGTTCCCGTAGTATCTCCAGCAATAGTTATTGACTTTTGTTCCCAAGTATTAGCTGACGAAATGGTGTAGCTATACGGATAAAATCTATCTGCCGCACTATTAAATATGGAACCACCAAATGCACCTGTTAAGCTTGAACGCACCCAAAAAGACAGGGTTACTGTTTTAGCATTAGCCGTTCCCCAACCTAAATCAGCAGTATTAAAACCTTCAATAGCTTGACGAAGTAAAAATAATTCAGTTGCACCAACAGTATATGCAGATGATGAAGTCACTCCTAAATAATCATTAAATCCTGTTGGTGGAGTTACAGCACCAGCATCTTGTTGAGCAGTTAGTTTTGATGCTTGAGAAAGCGAAAAAAACCATCTATCTAAAGTGTACCCTGCATTAGTAGGAGTAACACTCGCCCCAGCATTACGCTGGTCAATCCTCATGTCACCATTGATGATGCGGTTGCGGAAACCCTGCAAACTATCCGCAGTAGGGGTCATGCTATTTATAGTAGCGGTATTGCCACCACTAGCGTCTGTGACTGCGTTGACCTTCAAAGTACTCATTTTGGAAACCTCGTCTTGATCTCTGCCACCTTGGCTTGCCACTCCTCCATCGTAGCCTCACCACGCTGTGCTTTGAAGAACAACGGGTCTGCCTCGACTATGTAGGCACTACGGCGGTTCTCGGTAGCAATACGGGCTGGCTCTAGTGCGGTTAGCCTAGCCACCTCTGCGGTAATCTCTGCCTCTGTTGGCTGGGTCTGGTTAGTATCGAGCCACTCTAGGTCATCACCACGGAGAACCCACTCAGCATTGGGGCGCAGGGAGAGAATTGCTTGTGCTTTAATCATGCCGCAATCTCCATCAGGGTAATTGTGGAACCATTTAAAGAAGTTCCGTCATTTATAGTAACCGTTCCTGTTGCCGCTGCGTTATTCATTTGAATTTTATATGTTGTAGCGGATGTTGTTGCGGGCGAATCAAGATAATTTGTCCCATCACCGCCCCAACTACTTTGTACTGACCCCCCTGTAAAACCTGCTTGTGTAGCAAATAAAAATATAGTTGTTGAATCTCTTAAAAGTCTTAAACCCATATAAGTATTGTTGGCGCTTTTAGATAAACCACAACAATTTACAAGTACCAAAATCTTGCTTGAAGTGTTTGAAGGCGTAATGGTTGCAGTTAAACCCGTATCCGCAAAACTTGCAGTAGTGGAAGTTGTAAGAGTTCCATAAGTTGCGTTCACCACTTGCAACACATTTCCAGCACGATTTAATCTGTCGATGGTTCCCGTTGCGTCTGGGATAGTCAGCGTCCTGTTTGTGTTGCTATTGGGACTAGCAATCGTGAAGATTCCTGACCCAGATGGATTGCTCTCTAGTTTTATTGATGACATATCAGTTTCCTAACCGATTGGCTTCCAGTTGCGCCTGATATGCGGCAATGCACTCGGCAGTATGGACTGCGGCGCAGATAGCCTGTACCCGTGGCTCCTCGGCAGAGTAGTCCTGACCGGGCGATATGCAATGACGATGGTAAGTCTTGCTAATCTGCTTGCCATCTTCCGTGATAACCGTAGCCTCACGCACCTGAACGATGCCATTAGCAACTACTTCAATCTGGTCTACGCCTACTGTTTTTTCTAAAGACATTTTAATTCCTTTCCGTCTGCATCGTCCGAAGCAGATAAGTTAAACAAAATAAGTTACTATAAACCTAAGTCCTGTGCCGTTAGTAAAATCTGAATTGGTTAAATCTGTTGCAGCCCCAGCATTTGAAGTTTCAGATAAATCAATATTGGTAGAACCTGCATTAGTCCTCCCCATGGGGACAGCAGCAAATGTCATTGAATCAATATAACTGAAAGACAACCCTGCATAATTAGGCTCTCCGCTTGCTACTGTAAAAGGTAAACCTGTAATGTTAGCAACCCCTGTTGACGAACCTTTATTACTTAAAACCATTCGGCCAACACAAGTTACTTGCCTACCGACTTTAGTATAGGTTCCTGATGGGGATGAGTAAGTAACGCCAACAGAAGCACCGCCAAAAGAAACTCCGGGTGTCCAAGTCCCTTCCTCATAATCATCTAACGTGTTTGCATCAGACGATGCAGATGCCGTAGCAGGAAAAGATATACCTGAACCTGATGTTGCTGGAGTAGCATTACCCACGCCAATAGTTGTTGGGAACTTGGTACGCTGACCAGAATCTACTGTGACTGCGGTTGTGCCGCCCGTGGCAATCGTGACGGTATCAGTACCAAAAAAGAGACCCGTATTGGTATCCGTACCCTGTACCGCTGGCGTACTAGCAGAGCCGTCTACACCCGCTATGCCTGTTGTTCCGTTAATCGTAATAGCCATATTAGATAACCACCCATCTTGCGCCAGAGTTAATCGTCACAGTATAGCCAGAATCAACTGTTATAGGACCGATAGAACCAGCATTGTGTGTTCCAGTTATTGTAATGTTCTCTGCAATCGACTGAGCATTCCAGAAGATTGCTTTGTTAACAGCAGCACCCTCGAACTGACCACCAGTAGGAGTATCCCATGTAGTGTCATAGTCTGTTGCAGAGGCTTTCTTTAGATACTGTCCAGTAGTACCGCCAATTGCAACACCTGGACCAGCAGGACCAGTAGCCCCAGTCGGTCCAGTAGGCCCTGTTGGACCAGTAGGGCCGGTAGGTCCGGGTGAACCAGTCGGGCCAGGGGAGCCTGTAGGCCCTGTAGGACCAGTTGCGCCTGTTGGCCCTGTCGGTCCTGGAGATCCTGTCGGTCCAGTCGCACCAGTCGGTCCAGTTGGCCCAGTAGCACCCGTTGGGCCGGTAGGACCATCAGGTATGGTAAAGTCAAAGACTGCCGCAGAAGATGAACCACTGTTAGTTACAGATGCTGGACTACCCGCAGGCCCTGTAGTTGTGGTTCCTACAGCAATAGTAGCTGCTGTGCCAGTTGGGCCTGTAGGGCCTGTCGGGCCAGTTGCACCAGTCGGGCCTGTCGGACCGGGAGAGCCTGTTGGTCCAGTTGGTCCTGGTGAACCTGCTGGGCCAGTTGGTCCTGTCGGTCCTGTAGGGCCGTTAGCGCCAGTAGGACCAGTCGGGCCTGTAGGACCAGCGGGGCCTGTAGTGCCATCAGGAATACCAAAGGACAGCGAAACACTTGTAGAGTTATACGATACAGTCGGTGTAGAGCCAGCAGGCAACGAAGAAACTGCTACATCTAAGTCGCTAGTAAAGTCAATAGTGCTCTGAGCCGATACTGCCGCAGCAGCAGCACTAGCAGCAGCTTGGTTAGCATAAGTAAGTGCTAACTGCGCTGTGTTTGCTTGATCGGCTGTTGCATCGCCGGGACCACCGGGACCACGATATATCGCCATATCAGACGTACCAAGTAGGGATGTAACCACCAGCATCAGTAGACCATGCTTTGGTCAACGATGCATCTTCATAGACATTGATATAATCAATGCCTGCGACTTTACCTGTCAGACTAGCAAGAACATCTAAAAACATAGCACCACTGTTATCATAAGTGTTGTACTCTGCTGGGGCAGAACCTAGTTTCTTTGTGGGGATGTAATCAACCCATGCAGTGAGTCCAGAAACGCTGCCAAGTTTGTTAACCACAACTTTAGTGGTTCCATTGGCAGTTGCATAGGTAGTAGGGTAGCAACGAGGTATCATATTATTCCTCTATTTTGTTTTCTATAGCAACCTCAGCGAAGATGCTATAGAAAAGCCTCCTAAGAGGCGAAACCTTACGGTTTAGAATGCTGGACGGCCTACAACAAACTTTAGAGTTGTAGAAGCCAGATTTACTGCGCCAGCAGTGTTATTTAGAACAGTCAGGGTTACTGTGTTAGCAGCAGTTACTGCGCCACCGATAACGGTGTCTACAGTGTCTACGCCAGCAGAGATGCCCATAACGATGTCACCAAGAGCAACACCAGGAACTGTCACATCAGCAGATGCAAATGTACCAGAGCCGGTAGCAGCGTTGGCGAAATCGACAGTCTCAGAAACTGCCCACATCTCAGAGAACAAGCCCTGAAACTGGGAACGACCTTGATAAACAGCCATAATAATCTCCTTAAGTGGTTAGAAGGGGGTCAGCCTTGTGAGCCAACCCCCGATTGTTATTCCTGATTAGGCAGGAACAGCAAGAGCCACAGCGGAAGTATCACGCAACTCGCCAACACCGTAGAGCGTGTCAGCAGTCAACAGGGTACCGAGGTACTCTTGTTTGTACTGGGTCTGAACACGAACGCCAAGCTGGTCAACCAGAACAAAAGCCTCTGGGTGTGCCAACAGAGCGATACGGGTAGTCGTTGTCGTTGCTGTATCAGCGTTGGTCGTTACAAAGACCTTAACGCCGTATACGTCACCAATCTGACCGTTACGGATGGTAGCGCCATCACCAACGAAAGCCTGCTCAGTAAAGCGAGCAAGACCCATCATGGTGTTGCGGGTCGAAGGAGGAACGATCAAGAAACGTCCGTCCATCGGAACATCGCTGTCATCCAAACGCTGGATTGCACGGCGAAGGCCAGCATCCGTCAAAGCCGTACCTACGTTGGTGCCGTCAACATAAAGCGTTGAGCCATCACCAGCAAGATATGCTTTGTTGTAAGCTGCTGTGCCAGAACCGGCTTGAGCACCACGACCAAGTTCGATCAACGATGTGTCGATACGGGTAGCAAGAGCGTAACCAGCGTCATCCGTGTAGAAACGGCGCAGTGAGGACAGAGCCTGAACTTCAGCAAAGTCTTCGATCAAACGGCTGTACTCATAGTGCTGGTTAATCGTGACAGTCTTCTCAGTGCCACTCTCAGCAATCAGAGTAACCTGCGAAGAAGCAGTCTTAACAGCAGCAGAACCACGAGCAGGTGACGGGAAGTGCATAACGTCGCCCTTCTTACCCTTCATGGACATCTTCTTGAACAGATTAGCTGCTACTAGGTTCTTCTTGTAAGCAGCGATGATTTCATCAGACCATACCTCAGGAATAAAACCTGCGGTGTTGACTGTCGATTGTACTACGTTATTGGTACCTAAAGGCATGATAAATTTCCTTTGTTAAAATTGTTAAGTTAGCGGACTCTGCCCTCTCGGTAAGCAGCCATGATTTCATTTTGCATCATGTCATACTTGTCAGGGTCCGTTTGCATGAGTTTAATAATGTCTGCACGACGGTAAATCTTCTTAGAAGGTGCTTCATCACTGCCCGAAGACACTGTGGTAGTGGCTGCTTTTACGGCTTGGCTACGGACCTCTTTCTCTGCTGACACTGTCTGCTGTGCTGCCTGTCTACGCTCTTTCCAGATAGACAACAACTCATCACCAGCATCATAGTCAAAAGAACGGTCTGCACGGACAAACAACTCTGCCCTCACTTTGGAGGCTGCAACCCAATTCTGGAATGCAGGATCGGCAACAACTTCTTGAAAGTCAGGATGCCGTGCTTTTAGTTCGTTAAACGCCTTTGCCGCTGCCATCTCAGAGGAGAGTTTTTCAGCCTCTCTAATCTTTGGATGGTTTTCAATCGCCTTCTCTACCGCACGTTTAGGATCAGCGAAGAAATCAACTTCTTCGTCAGGTTCCGCTTGCAGTTGCTGTTTTGTTGTAGTTTGGGTCTTGATGAAGTCATCCACAACACGCCGTAACTCACCAACTTCACTGCCTTGTCTGCCAATTAACTTCTCGGCTTCCATGTGCATCTGAGCAATCTCTTTGGCGCTTTTACCCCGATACTTTTCGGGAACGTCCTCTTCAACTTGCTCTTGAACAGCCGGCTCTTCTGCTTTCGCTTCTGGTTCGGCTGTACTAATGTCAGTCATTACTTCGTTAGGATCTACTTCTTCAACGCCTTCTTCAATAAAACTAGCCATCTATTGTCTCCCGTGCCTCAACAGCATTAAGAAAGAACACTTATTACGTTTGAGGGGGTTCTCTTATCCCTCCGAAATACCAACTTTACGTTCATACTTCATGTGCGACTCTCGCCGCTTCTCCCAGGCTCTGCTTGCAGAAGGAAAATCTCCTGTGATGCCTTCTAAAGAGATTCTAGGAGCAGAGATAAGCCTTGTAGCGTCATTTGTACAGTGTGGGCACTGTATGACTGTTACTGACTCATCTACATACTTTTCGCTTATGTGCTCTTTGGCACAGCGGAATTCAAATATTCTTTTCGCCATTTTGCAGTTCCTCGTAAGTTTGCTGTGACAAGTCTTTTAGACCAATGATGTAGTCTAAAATGTCTACCTGTCCTTTTCTAAACTCTAGGGTCACTGCATCGCAGTTGCGGATGTTCTCGTACTGGGTACGCATCTCTAATAGGTCTTCTAGGAGTTGCGACCACGCTTGGGTGGTCATCATAGAAAGCCTGTCTTCGTAATACTGCTGTAATTCTGGTAACATTGTCGTAATTCTACCACACTTTTATTAATTTGTCAAGCACTTTTTACCGCTTTTGTCAAGTTTTTTATTTTTGACGTGCGGCAACGACCTGAAGATTAGCAATTTCCTTCTTAGTGTCGATGTCTTTCTCTTTTAGGGCCAGATTCGCTACCTTGATGCGTCTTTCAAACTCAGCAGTGGGGTCATTGGAGTCTGAAAGGTACTTAGAGGCGCTTGCAGCCAGCGAAGCCTGCAATTCTGCCGGTTTCAACTGTGTATCTACAGCCTCTGCCTGTGCTTTTGTCTGGTTTAGGAGCACTTCAGACTCAAGTTTGGCGTTTTGTAACTGAGCATTCTGCATTTGTAGCTGCTGAACCATCTGTTGAGCCTGCTGTGCCTCTGGATTGGGCTGTGTCATCTGGTCCATCTGAGCAATAATCTGCTCACGGTTGTTCAAACCGCTGTTTTCGATGATGGCTCTGAGCACAATTGGCACTACAGGACTCTCTGGACCCAAGGTTTTGAGTAGATTCATAAACTGCATCTGCTCATACTCACGGGCAATGATGCCTAGATTGCTAGAAGCGATGAAGTTGAAGTCCTTTGCAGGATAGTTCTCTGGATCAAACTGCATAAACCGATAAGCAGACTTCTTCACAAAGGGAATAAGGAACTGTTCTTGGAAGTTAACCAAGGTACGCTTATTCTTCTTGATGATGGCTGAGAGGCCAGCACTCATGCCAGCGCCGTCTGCCGTGGTGGGAGCAGGCATAGTCGAGCTATCTACTGTGCCAGTAGCCATCAGCATCATCCGCATGAACTCACCAGCGATTTGCAGGTTGCCAGGATCGGTATTGCCAAACTTAAATGGCTGGAGGATCTCAGCGGGGTTGCCGTTGGTCAGGATGGTCTTTCCTGGCCTTACTTCAAACTTGGCACCACGAGGCAGTCTTGTAGCATCGATGCCCATCATCGGCACTGTGGTCAGTGCTAGGCTGTCTAAGTGGGCACGGATCTGAGCATCAATAGCCTTTTGCATATTGTAGCCCTTCTCAGCGATGCCACGACCCCAGAAGCGGTTAGGCATAGAGTCATTCTGGAAGGCAACGATGGGACGGTCTTCCATCATGTAGGGCGACAACTCAGCCTTGAGCAGGTGCTGGTCATTGGCGATAACTACGATGCCCTCTACCAACTCTGTGTAGTCTGCTGCTTCGTTGCCAAACTCTTCTTGCTTCTTAGCAAACAGTTCAACAATCTCTTCGTCTGAGCCAGACTCGATAAGATACTTAGGAACCAAGCCATAGTAGCGAAGCAACAGTACCTTGTCTTGCTGGTACTCAACGTCTTCCTGTACCGGCTCAATGTCGCTGTCTACAGCGGCTTGACCGAGGTTATCAACCTTCTTATAAACACCAGACTCCATACCAGCAACGACAGAGTGTAGTGACACATACTCTTCTACCGCACAGCCCATCGCCTCTTCAATGCTGGTGGCAGTGGGGTCAATCAAGAAGTTCTTAGGATTGATGGCTTTGAGACCAACAACGAACTTAGGTACTTCCTCAACGCCGATGGCAGAGACACCCATCTCCACGATTGGGCGCATCGCTGGCCTTAGCACAGTCTTCTCTGCAATGGTAATCTCACCGATGCCGGTGCCATAGACAGCGCCTAAGAGGACAATGTCTGAGACTGACTTACGGACCTTCTGGTTCTTAAAGTCCTCATACATCTGGTTCTTGATCTGCTCTACATCTAACTTCTGCTGATCTTTTTGGTCATCAACGATGTCAAAGAACTTCTCGCCACGACCAAAGATAGCCTCTTCAATCTCAGCGGTGTGGGACTCGATTGCCTGCTGAAGGGCAGGAGTCACCAATTGTGAACGCTCAGAGTCTCTTGTCTTATCTTCTCCAGACCAGATACCACGCCATAGACGCTCATACTCTTGCCAAGAGTCTAGATAGTTCTCATCTCTGTGATTCCTCCACATAAGGCAACGAGATAAGACCCACTCTGTGATCTTAGCGTCTTTACCGTTGTATTCGTTTTCTTGCTCTTCCATGCTCTCTCCTAGTAGCCTGAAACGGCATCCATTGGTGTGTAATCGTCTTCCTCATAGTCTGAGGTGTACTCTGCAATCGCTATCTGGTCTATGTAACTCAAGGCATCAATCAAGTCATCGTGAACCTGGGCATTAGGGAAGTTCATCAGTTCATCGATGATCTCGCTATTCCAAGGACCTTCATTGAAGGTAATCTTTCCGTGCTCTAGTCTGCCTTGTAAAGACCAAGTGATTCTATCTGTCTTTTTCTTGTTTCCGTGTGTGAGGTCTTCAATGCGGAAGTAACTGTTATACTTACGCATAAGATCAGACAGATAAGGTAGAACGGCATTCTTTAGTGCGCCTCTTTCG